TGCTGACGGACTGTTCCATCAGCGGTATATTCCCTTTCTTAGCGGCCTGTTTTCGGTAGTCTGCGTGTTCCGCAGCTATATCCAAGACAACTCTGGTAAATTCACTTATTGCCATTAGCCTGCAAACTCCTGTCCGACCCTACTGGGCCTAGCTATATCCGGTGTCAGGGGCTGGCGCGGGGGCCGTCCGCCCTCACCGCCGCCCAACGCGGCTGGAGGGCCAGCGGCTAAGTCACCGCCCAGTATGGACTGTTCCATTAGGTTAGGCCCGCCTGCCTGTTGTTGTTGCTCTTCTTTGGCGCGCTGCTTCTCCAGTAACTCAAGAAGACCTACCTCGCGCGCGACTTCCTGCGCGAGAACCTTCTGCACCATCGGATCGCTCCTAACAAAGTCTTCCAGCAAACGCTTGCGCTCACCGGTAGCGTCTTCGAGCCGCACGTCGGCGTTCCAGTAGGTCTCACGAGACTTCACGCCCGCCTGTACCTCGCGCAGACCCATCTCGCGCTGCTGCAACTGCAGCACTGGATCGACAAGCTCGAAACTTATCCTAACGGAGTAGTCGCGCTCGATCTCGGCGGGACTTACCTCGTACCCGCGCACGTACAAGTCCAAGTCCAGCACGTCTATCAACTGCAAGATATGCTCAGCCGACCGGCTGGCTAGGTGCTCTAACTGCTTGGAAGGGGCGACGAACTTACGCATAGCGCTAGTAGACAAGATGGCCTGTTGCCCTACTGTTGAAACACCCTGGTCGCGGATGCCTGCCAGGGTTCGGGAGTAAGTGCCGAGTTCCATGTCTTTGTCCAGCCACTGCTCGGACTCAAACATCCAGTTGGGCAACTGCTGGAGTTCCATGCGGCCAACCTCGCCGCGACTAGCCACTTCCACGATGTCACCCCGCGCAAGCTGTCCCTGTAGTTCATCAGCGTTGCCGGTGGTAACCATTGGGTTGAACGTGGCTTCTATCAGGGCGTTATGTCTGCCCGCTACCGCCTGGGCCTGGGCTTTTAGTGATTCCAGGGCGTGGTCGATCAGCCCTACAGCAAGGTGGGTAGGGTCTATCTCGGATATGCTGGTCGGTTCCTGCCCGTAACCAGAGAATGCGTGGGTGTATGGGACGAATCCCCAGGTATTTTTTTCTACGAATAGCAAATCTCCGACATCGGTAACCAGCGCGTGCCAACACTCACTCCACCATTCGTCGCATAGGATCATCTCGAAAGGGTTGTCTTTCACTTCCCAAGTGTTCACCTCTACAGGACGGCCTTTGCCACGCTGGTCAGCCCTGGACTTGGTCAACTCAAATAAGTCCTGACTTAACCTATAGGTATGCTTGATAGCGAGGCGGGGTTCTTTCTTCAAGGGGTCTAATAGTACACGCGCGGGATGCACGGCCCTCGTCCTGAAGGGCATCATGGTCTTCTTGCGGTGTTCCCACAGCCTGGTGCGTCCTAAGAAGTCCTCTTTTGATTCGCCCCTGCTACGCTTGGGCTTGTCTCGCCGCGCCTGCATCACCATAGTGTCCAACCCGTCTTCCACCACGGCGTAACCGTAGAGAAGCAGGTGCTTGCCTACCTGTTTCCAGGTAAGGTTAGGCTCCTGAAGCTGGGCTTCGTCCATTATGGCTTTTAAGGCAGGCTCTAATTTATCGGCGCGGAGCTTATGTTCCTCGCCTACGCCTGCCGGTGCACGGTGGACTAGGGGTTCAAAAGCAAGTTGGTGGTCAACCGCGTGGTCTACCAGGGCGCGGGGACGCATAGGCAGGTACCAGTCAGGTCTGTCCATGCCTTCGGGCCACAGCTTGAATGTCCGGTTGTAGTAGGTGTCTATGGTCTCCCACTTGGCGTGGGTATTAGACCAGAGGTCGGAGAGGTACTTGCGGTGTTCCTGCACCAGCGCAGGAGTAGGTTTGTCTTCAAGGGCCACGTTACCACCTCGTCTTGGCGCGCCGCCTGAATATATTTCGCCACGTATTTGCGTCGTCGTCCCGCGTGCGACCTACTGCTTGGGCATAGCGCCTAAGTTGCCACGCGATTCCAACAGCCAAGGGATAGTCGTCGTGGGTGCCGGACTGTCCCTCTATCCTACCATTTTTGTTGGGATTTCGTATAACACTGTAGAACTGGGAGAGGCCCGGTTCAGACGCTATGGTTATGAGGCGCGAGTTTACCGCCTCGATAAGCTCACCCCATAGCAGGTAGCGCGAACGTTCGTCCGTGTGCCACCCCGGCTTGTCGTCATCCCGGTAGTATAATCTGGGATAGCGCATACCCTGCGCGGAAACTATGGTAAGCACGCCCCAGTCGTTGTCTTCCACGCCCCATACTGGGTTGTGGTAGCGCGCGAGCAGGGCAACTGACGCGATGGCAAGCTGGTCTGGCGGCAGTAAGTTAGTCTGGATGTCCGCGACTACGTAACCTGTGGTCGCGTCCAGTATTACCGTTACCGCGTCATCGCCACCGGTGCCGTGGGACGTATCAGTCCCCGCGGAGTAACGCTTTCCTGGGTGAAAGTCCTGGTATATGTTGGCTGTGACTACCCCTGCGGGCATGATTTCTACAGGATTGCGCACATCCTCGCGCATAAGCGTAAGAATGTCGGGGTTGAAAGCCGCGATGGTGCGCGGAGGGGCCAGCGCCTCGTCTTCCGTGGCGGGGTACTCTTTCTCGAAGAGGCTATCGTCCGTGTATTCCTGCTTTCTGGCAGCGTACCACGAGTTATCCCGCCCAGGACGCACGTTCCAGCCGTAGAACAACCTCTTGAACCCGTTAAAGGGCGCTTCTTTGTAGAGTTTCTTGAACAACGACCCCTGGTGCACGCCGTTAGAGGTGGATACCATGATCAACTGGCCGCCGCCGTCATCAATAGTGGGCTTCACAGCAGCGTAGTTGGTGTCCAGGTGGTCGTGGTAGTCGGCTTCATCCATCACTACCATAGTAGCGGTGCTGGAACGCCCCGCTTTCTCGGTAGAAGGGAGGGCTAAGAGGCTGGAGTGCATCGAAGGGAACTCAAGTTCCTGTCTGGAACCCACCCCTATGGGTACTTTTAACTCCTCGGGAAGCTGCTCGTATATAAACCGGCTCTTCGCTAGTAGACGTTTGGCTTCTTCTTCTCCCTGAGAGAGTAACAAGACCATCGCGCCCTCAAAGAAGAGCGCGCGCCATAGAGAGTAAGCCGCTAGCAGCCACGACGCGCCGGTCTGGCGCGACTTCAGCCAGACGATCAGCTTGCTTTCCTCTAATGTCTGGCACACTTCCATGAGGTGGGGCCACCGTTCAAAGAAGATTATGCCCCGTCCCGGTGGCGGTTCCAGTATCTTCACGTGGTTCAGGAACTCATCGAAGTCGCGCTTCGATAGTTCCAGGCTGGCTACCTGCCCCGCCTCCAGTAACGCCTGTCGTTGTTCCGCGGTTAGTTGTGTCACCGCGCAAGTATGCGGAACACGTCACTAGAACATTCGGGACAGGTGCCCTTGGCGGCACTGGTACCGTTAGTCATAGTGACCTCTGTCCTGTCCGCCATGTTCACAGTCTTGCGGCACTTCAAACAGTAGGCTCCGACTGGCTCCTCCCTAGTCTCTTCGTCAGACCCCCCAGTACCGCGCGCATCACGACCGCCGACGCGAGCAAGGACACTGGATACAGCACGTAGGCCGGTAATGGTAAGAAGCGTCCTAAAGAGATCAAAACCCCGTCTTCCACTAGGTGAATCAGTACGAACAGGGCCGTCACCGTGTTGACCGTTCTCATTACTCACCATTCAACACTTTTCCTTCGCCCTCGACTACATTAGCCTCTTCATCCGCCAACAGCTTTCTGCGCATAGCGACAAGCTCCCGCAGTTCGGCAGTATCGAAGGCAGCCAGGGAGTGGTTCACGTTTACTTCGGCATTTACCTCGACCTGGGCCACGGCTTTCCCCCAGCCCCGGCTGAGCAGCATGTCAGCAGCCGCTAGCCGGTCACTGACCTTGGCTTCCATCGAACCGCTGGCAATATCCACCAGCAGTCTAATCAGGGTATTTCCGTCCTTGGTCGCTTTCCTGACCTTCTCAGCCAAAGCCAGTCCCAGCTTGGGCCTGCCGTTGGGGTTGCCTGACTGTCCAGGCTGGAACGGCTGGGGTGAGTTAGTCATTTTCCAGTACCTTCATGCCTAGAGCAACCAAGCCGCCTATGGTGCCGGTGGCTACCTCGACCATGTCCGTCTGAATCGCATACCCGGTTATGCAGCCCAGCATCAGCAGGGCCAGGAATATCTGTGGTCTAATCTTACCTATCACAGCTCTAGCCTCAAAGTGACCCCTGAGCCTACTCAGCTTTTCAAAACGTCTCTATGGGCTTCTCAGGAAGGAACACTTGTTCTAATCTAGCTTCACGGCCTGTATTCCTGGCATACGGGGCAGAGGGGGAGATAAGCCCCCCTCACTATCCTTGTGTGACATTTGACACAATACCGTTCCGGTACGGCAGCGGTAAACCGCATCGGTACCCGAACGGTCACTTCACTCATAGACCGATAACATCATCGGGATCAACCAGCCGTATGAACTTGTAACTATTCTCCAGCACGTACCTGCCGTTACTCAGTACGCGCCGTACCTGGCAGGAGCCGTGCCAGCAGTCCGTAGCCTTTCTCCCCGTGAAGGGCTGCTCCTCTTGTCTCTTTCTGGTACAGCCTGACTCGTAGTCGGCCACGGTGTCCTTTAGCCTCGCGTTTACCATAGCCCCCCCCCTCGTACTGTGTGGCTCCCATGTTACCACATGGGGTCAATCACACAGGCGCTGAGTGGAACGGGTACCCCCCCCTGTTTCTGGGGGCTTGTCGCTTTCTGGCTTTTTGGCGTTTCTGGCGCTACGAGTAGCCCCCTAGCTCAGTTCCCCTACCCGCGCCGCGTCCCGGGTACCCTGTCGCCTCCCAGCGCGGAGCGCGCGGAGTAGGCGCGCGAGGGGAGCACGTGCGCGGCGTGCATGCAGGCTCAGCGCGTGCGTGTTGCGTGCAATCCAAATATTACGCGCGTATTGCTTGACATATCATGCGTTATGTGAGACCATGAGAGGGACAGGGAAGAACCTGGACAGGTACACCGCGCGACAGAGGCGCGCACGCACGTTACTAACTGAATATAAGCACAAACTGATACTGCTAGCGCGTAGCGCGTCCCTGGTAACTGGATGACCAAATTTATAAAGGGACGTGAAACGCAATGGAGAACGAACAAGGTACAACGAATGGCGCGAGTAGCGCGGAGACCGCCATAGGCGCGGCGTACGCAGCAGCACAAGCGCAGCAGGTACCAGAGGACTTCATACCAGAGGACTCCATACCAGCAGCAGACCTAGCATACGCCAGGGACGCTCTCGCGTACGTGGTAGAGAACCTAAACGGTCAACCCATCAACGTGTTCCTAGCGTCCGCGCTAGGTACTGGCATACCGATTGGGTTCCTAGCGGACGCGATCCGCGAACAAGGCACGCTGAGCGTAGCAGACGCGAGTTTACTGGAGACACTGGAGATAACGTTAAGTGGTCTCGAACTGTCCCCGGAAGACGCCAAGAGAGCCTCAGACGCCAGCAAGGCGGCGACCAAAGCAATCGCGGTTGATGATGAACTAGCGGACAATGCGGAGACGCGACGCTACATGCGAGACTTGGTAGCGGTAGGCGGCGCGCTAATGAAGTGGGCGTCTGATATGCGAGACGAACAAGGCATACCAGATAATCAGGATTTAGTGTTGCCTGGCACGCGTACGTCTAACGGCATCATCTTAGATAGGGTTCCATTCTGGGAAGAGCACAAGCCCGAAACTGGGAAGTTCGGCGGACTCGCCGCGGACACGTGCTTTTTCTTTGACAAGGACGCCTTAGAGCGCTACCACTGGAGCGCAAAAGACGATAACCGCTCCAAGATACTCACCCAT